CCCGAGAAGACGGTAAGCTGGCTCCCGCCCGTCGGCGCAAAGGGCCTCATGTTCCTCCGCTGCCCGAAATGCAAGGACGAGTTCGTACAGTTCTTGCGCGAACCGCAGGTAGCTCACGAGTGCCGGAAGTGCGGTGCGAAAATCCCTCTGGACGCGCTGGCACGGTTCGAGTACACCTGCCCGGGCTGCAAGAAAACGAGCTACGGCCGGACGAACATCGAGGATGCAGAAATCACAAACCAGAAATTCTCCTGCGTCTGCGGCCGGAACGTACCGAAGCTCACATGGGACCCGGTCAAGCGCTGCTACACGATGTAAGGAGGGCCGGATGATGAAAGCACTGACCCACAACATCCAGCAGGAGCGCGAGGACCAGCGCGACCGCTCCGCCCAGCTCTTTATGTGGTGCATCGTCGTCTCCATGCACCAAGACGACGGCATTGGCGCATCCCGCCTCATGCGGGCCTGTAATGAGATGGATGCTTTTGAGAAAAAATACCAGACGGCCATCCTATACGGCAGCAGAAAGAACGCAACGGACGCCATGAGGGAGAACCTCAAAGGCATCTGCGATTTTGAGGTTCGGCTGCCCGTGGACCGCGCACCGAGAGGACGCCGGGAGGAGCAGCAAGCAATCAGGGTGCGGAAATCGCATGGCTCGTTATGGCAGCCACCTGTCACGAGACGTTCGGCTACGGGAGAGACCGGCTGGCGCGCCTCAAGCAGAACTCCATGAACAACTACAAGCAGTACCTCGAGTGGGAAAAAGAGGATAAGGACCTCGCCCTCGACCGTCTGCGCAGATGCGTACAGGACGCCCTCAAAGAGGACCTCCGCGTCACCGACACCGACGACCGCAAGGGGATGCTTTCGACACCGGGCAGAGGCCCCAGCGTATACGAGACGGCCGCTGTCTACTCGGAGATATTCAGGAGAGCCAGAGCAGCCCGGGCAGCGGCCCCGCTCGCGGTATACAGCGCAGCAAAGTACGACGAAACCATGACGGCCGCCCGGAAACGGGCCAGCGTTATGCTCGGCTTATGACTATCTGCCCGAAAGAGTGCCCGGACAGACACCCGGGATGCCACGACCATTGCGAACGGTATGCGGAGAACAAGGCGGCATACCAGAAGATGAAACAGGAGTACGACGGGAGCGTCCGAAACCCCTACTGCCGTAGGTGGACGCACCGGGCCATCGTGCGCAGTTTCAAGAAGAAATTCAGGTAAAGGAGTGGTGACTATGTACGAGGTTCTTTTAGAGCTTGACGACCTGCTGGAAACCTTAACTTGCTGGCTTTCCTTTGCAGCCGTCGCCTTGTCAGTAATAGTTGTTGCAGCCTATGTATGGCACAAGGCCGCCGAGCAGAAAGCAACCCGGGCGGAGCCCCGGAAAAGAAAGGATGGAATGACATGAAACAGAGCGAAAAGCTCACGCAGCTCCTCGAGCTTATGCAGGCAAACCCGGAGCTCCCGGTCATCCCCTGTGTAGATGGGGATGTGGTCAGCGGCGACGAGTATTACTGCTGGCTTGGCTCATGGGGAGAGAGCGCGATTCAGGAGTTCATCATCGGCAGTGAGAGAACCTACTACCGGGAGGACGATATTTCAGAGATGAACGACGTCCTCTGTGAACACTATGACCCGGAGCTCGTAGACAACATGACGGAGGAGGAGACGCGGGCGGCGTACAACGCGCTCCCGTGGAAGAAAGCCATCTTCGTCGATGTCCACCAATACGAGGAGGAACCGGATGCCGAGGTATGATGTGTTCCTTGAGGGTAGGACAGAGAACTCCACCTGCTACTTCGGCGTCGCAGTCATGGCAGACGACCAAAAAGAGGCAGAGTACCTCGGACACGAAGCAGGGCGGAAGAAACACCGCGAGTGTGACGAAATCGAAGTCGTCAGCGTAAGACTAAGACAGGCAGGAAAGCGGAGGCTCTGCCAGTGCGTTCCACTCAAAGAACGTGCTCTAAATCTTGTAAAGGAGGCTATCACGGATGGCAGAAAAAAGGCTCGTTGACGCCAACGAACTAGAAGAAAAGGCTATCTACATCACCGGGCCGAAGGGCTCTGCGTGTCACGCGGTTCCGCTCGGGCTGATTCAGGCAGCTCCAACCATTGACCCGGAAACGCTGCGGCCCACGGCGCACATCATCCGTGGATATGTACCCGAAACCAAAGACGGCGTGTTCTGCGATGGCTGCAATCATTGTCTTGGCTGGGAGTACGGTGCTCACGTTATCGGGTATTTCAAGTATTGCCCCTATTGCGGGGACAGACTTGAGGACGATACGGAGGAATTATCGTGAGCGAAAAACGTATGGTCTACGCGGAGGACGCAATCCAGAGACTCCGCGACCTATGACCTCAAAGTAATCGAGGAAAGCGTATGAACTGCCAATTTTGCGAAGATTACGAGTGGAGCAAGAAGCACAGGCCAAAGACCGGCGGAGAGTTATACACAAAGTATTACGTCTGCCTTTATGAGAGAACCCTCAGAAAGGGCTGCGGGCTTGCCTCAACCTACACTCACAAAAGACGGCCGCTGAACTTCTGCCCGGAGTGCGGCCGCCAGTTGAAGAAAACAAAAAAGGAGGATGAAACGTGAATGGGGTCATTCGGGGCCGATGCCCGAGGTGTGGCGGGAAAATTATTTATTCGGAATTTTACCAGAACGCACGGGACTACACAATCCGAAAAGACGGAAAAGTTCCGAAACGCTATGTATCCAGAAGCGGAGAACTAAGCGAGAGCGTAGCGGCCTGTGAAAACGGTTGCGGCGCATACTGGGAAGATGAAGAGTTTTCCATCGGGCAAGACGGGACGTTCTACGACAATAAATACACAGAGGATTGACAGACATGAAAGAAAGACAAGTGGAAATCCTGCCCTGTCCGTTTTGCGGAGCAAATCCGTGCCGCATCGCAGAAAAAAGGGAGGTCGTCAATACCGAAACCGGTGAAGCGATAAGTAGTAATATCGGCATTACGTATTGGAAGCATCCCGAAACGCCTGGTTGCATTTTGGGATTCGGGATGTTTTTTCTCGACACGCCAGACGACATCCAAAGGTGGAACAGCAGGACCGATAAAGCAAAATCTAACACTGAAACCTGAAAACAATTCAAGTATGTTTCAATCTTTAACCATCAAATTTGAAAATTGGAGGACAAAATTTATGTTTCCGCAGAGAAGAATGACGACCGACACCCCGGATGGGAATTACTCGCAGGCTCTCAACCTGTTCGTGCGCGGCGAGGACGGCTGGGCACAGATGCCCAGCCGGAGCATCAGCCTCAACGACTACATGAAGCAGCTTATCAAGGCGCACAACGCAGATATTGACACCGAGGGAACGCCGGAGGAGTTCGACATGACCCTGTGCGAGCATCTGTTCGACGGCCCGGAGACCATCGAGGGCCTGCTTGCAGAGCACTACACCCTCTCGTGGGCTCTCGCCTCGCTGCGCGACAAGCTCAAGCATTACGAGGATGCAGGCATCCCGGAGATTATGCCGGGCGGCTTGCAGACTATCGACCGCGCTATCGAAACCTACGGCAAGGACGCCCAGCTCACCAAAGCTGTGGAGGAGATGTCGGAACTCACCAAAGCCCTCTGCAAGTACAAAGAGTGCCAGCGCAAGTACGACAACCCGCTCAATCGGAAGCCGCAGGAAGTGTGCTCGAACATCGAGGAGGAAATCGCCGATGTTTTCATCATGCTGGTGCAGCTCTTTGCAATTTTTAACCCCCATGAGCTGGTGAACATTACGAAAATCGTATGGGACAAGCTCGACCGCCTCAAGGACAATCTGGACAAAGAGGCGTCAAAACAGGAGGACGACAATGCCGGAAAAGAGTGAGTTCGACAAGGCACTCGGCGAGCTACACGACCTGACCGAATGGGAGGACGCAGAGGCGGCCATCCGGGAGCTCCACGCACGGGAGCCGGAAATCGAGAGGCTCTACCTCAACAGCAAGATTCTCCCCGGAGAGCTGCAAGCTCTGGTTCTCGTGAGCAACTGCCTCGAGCGCGAGTTCGTCCACCGGCAGCTTGCGACCGGGCAGCCGCTTCACACGAATCTTTGAGAGAAGGCAGCACAATGAGCGATGACGGTATGTTTTGCCCGTACAAGAAAAGCACAAAGCGGGAGGTTAGCCATTCGTGGACCAGCCGTACCGAGATTACGACAGAGCGTTTCGGCTGGTGCTCTGAAAAGAAGTGCATGGCCTACAACAACGGCCACTGCAAGCGTCTGGAAAGGGAGGAAAACCAGTGAAGAAAAGAAACTGCCGGATGACCGGCGAGGAGAAGAACGTACATGAGCGCGCTGTGAAGTTGCGCAAGATGACCGACGAGAAGCTCGTGGAGCATATCGACCACATCCGGGAGGAGGCCTACAACACCGGCTACTCCGAAGCGGAGGCCCAGCGCGCAGCAGCCCCGGCCCCGGGCAAAACCCTGCCGCAGCTCCTCGAGCAGCTCAACGCCGGAGAGTGTAAGGGCATCAAGAGCGCGACCGCCTACAAAATCGAAGAGTTCGCCCGCCAGCAGGGCTACCTCGAATGAGCGGCCCGGTAAAGGACCCGCTCCGGGCATTGCAGGGAGCCCGGAGCCGGGCGCAGGGCGGGCAGCTCGAGGAGAGAATCGAGGCATCCTGTACCCGGCTGGCGAAGGAGGGCCGCGCAGACATCAGCAAGACGCCGGAACCCATGCGACCGGTGAGCCAGCCGAACAAAACGGGCCAGTTCCGCGCGGTATACACCAAAAAGGCAGAACCGGACTTCAAAGGCGTAATGCTCGGCGGCCGTGCGGTGATGTTCGAGGCAAAGAGTACGGGGACCGGCAGGCTGAATAAAGACCGCGTTCTCCCGGAGCAGGCCGAAAAGCTCGATTCCTACGAGGCCCTCGGCGCGCACTGCTTCATCGTCGCCACGTTTGACGGACTGCGGATGTACAGGATCCCGTGGACGGTCTGGCGCAGCATGAAGCAACGGTACGGCCGGAGCTACGTTACAGAGCCGGACCTCAAAGAATACGCGGTACGGTTTGGCCCGGGCTTTACCCCGGACCTGCTGCGGGACATCCCCACGATGGACGACATCAGCCAGCTCTCGTGCGCGAGCGACGTGCTCACGGCGTTCTGCGGGATGCCCTACGGGACGAAGCCGGAGACGGACGAGTGGCGCGCGGCCGTGTGCAGGTTGAGCCGCCTGATGAACTGGACGACGCCGGAACGCTTTATGCTGGTGAACGAAATACGGAGGGAGCAGCCGAACATGGAAAAACCGATATTCTCATTTATGGGTGTCCCCATCACGGAGGACAGCGCGGGCAAGCTCGCAGAGGCCATGAAGAAAAGCGGGGTCTCCGCACTCGAAGTGGTGACTGCCTGTGAGACACTCAAGAAAATTTCCAAAGCCTTGCTCGACGAGCTGCCGGGTGTTACCGAGGAGGAACATAATGACTGAAAAAGAAATTGTGGTAATGGCCGCAGAGGTGGCGGCAAAGGCGGCTGTTGCTGCCGTTCGAGCCATCTTGGGGAAAGAGATACAGGAGAGCGTAGAGGCCGCTGTGACGGACGCTGCCCGCCTCGGAGCGGAGGCCAGCATCAAGGCCGTGGAGCAGGAGCGCAAGAAGTTCCGGGACGGCCGCAGCGACCGGAGATTCCGTAACACAAAGCTCCTGCTGCGTAACTATACCACGCTTAATGCCAACTGTGCCAATGCAGTATACGACGCGGCCAGTGCAGCGACCGGCGAGGAGAGCGTTGAAGAAATTGTGGAGGCACTGGACGAGCTGCTTGAGGACGACCTCAAGGTGGAAAGCATCATGAAGTCCGCAGCCCGGACGCAGATTATCATGCGCCACGTCAACCGGATGCTCGACATCTACAAGGTGGTATGCGGGAACAGTTTGGACGAGGCCGAACAGAGGCACTACCGCGTTATCGAGGCCCTGTATCTGCGGGACCGTCCCCTTTCTCCGGCCGCCGTAGCAGAGATGGAAAGCATCGACAAGAGAACCGTCTACAAGGACGTGGACGCGGCTTGTGCTACGCTGTCGGCCTTGATTTTCGGCATCGACGGCATCAAGAAGGCTTAACTATGCAACGAAACGACCCGTTCTGGGGCATAAACGCGGCATTGACAGGGCGCAAGGTCTGAGATACAATGTAGGCGGTAAAACCGCGCACAGAGACAATTTCTTGGCATCATAATAAATTCCCCTTCTTGACAAAGGATCGCCCGACTCCGGGCGGTCCTTATTTTTTTATGTGTTATAGACCCGAAAAGGGTCGTGGAGGAACGGCAGATGAAAATTATCACCCTGCCGGTGAGCGACCTCCATCCGGCGGACTACAACCCGAGGAAAGACCTCGCACCGGGCGACAAGCAGTACGACAAGCTGGCCCGGAGCATCGAGACTTTCGGCTATGTTGAGCCCATCGTATGGAACCGGACCACCGGCAACATCGTAGGCGGCCATCAGCGGCTCAAGGTGCTGGTGGAGCAGGGCTACAAGACGGTCGAAGTCGTCGAGGTCGAGCTCAACGAACAGGAGGAGCGCATCCTTAACGTCTCGCTCAACAAAATCTCCGGCCGGTGGGACAACGAAAAGCTCACCGCGATTCTGGACGAGCTGAAAGAGCAGGACGAAATGGCCCTCACTGGTTTCGAGGACTGGGAACTCGACGCCCTCAAGGTGACATACGACCACATCGAGGACCTGCTGAACGAGGACTTTTCCGACACCGGCAAGAGCGAGCCGACAAGCTACACCATGACGTTCACCCTGCCCGAGGAGGTGCATGAGGCAATGGATAAGTACATTGACGAGAACCCCGCAGGCAAGGTTGAACTGGCGCAGTTGCTCGTGAACAAGGCAAAGGGACTTATCTGATGGAAATTATCAAAAAGAGAATCGCCGACATGGAGCGCGCGGAGTACAACCCTCGCGTGGAGTTGATGCCCGGTGATGACGAGTACGAGAAGCTCAAGCGGAACATTGAGCGGTTTGGCATGGTCGTTCCTGTCATTTGGAACAGACGCACCAACCGCGTCGTGTCCGGCCACCAGAGACTCACCGTCCTTATGAACGAGGGCGTCACCGAGGTGGACGTGTCCGTGGTTGACCTCGACGAGACCGCAGAGAAGCAGCTCAACATCGCCATGAACAAAGTGACCGGCGAATGGGACGAGGTAAAGCTCAAGGAGCTGCTGGACGGCCTCGGCGACGCGGCCCCGGAGACAGGATTCGACCTGTACGAAATCGAGTCCCTCGAAAACAACGTGGACGCCCTCGTAGACGGCGACTTCCTCGACAGCGAACTCAAGAGCATCGAGGAGACGTTCAACATCTCGCTCAAGTTCAGCGCGGAGGACCGCGACGTCCTGAAAGAGTACATAAAGGACAACGGCAAAGAGGACCTTGTAGCCGTCATTGTCCAGAAGATTAGAGGTGAGATTTAATGGGCTGCAAATGCGGGAGCCAGATTATTCTCTGCAACCTGCCTGTGCGTTTCGACACCTATCGCGGCTGCTCGCACGGCTGCCGGTACTGCTTCGCGCAGAAGAAAAACGACATCAGCCACATCGAGCGCGACGAAAGCGTAGACGGCCTGCGCTCCTTTATCGAGGGCAAGCGCGGCAACGAAACGGAGTGGTGCGACTGGAACATCCCTATCCACTGGGGCGGCATGAGTGACCCGTTCCAGCCGGTCGAAAAGCAGATTCGCGCCAGCTACGAGTGCCTCAAGCTGCTGGCAGAGACGAAATACCCGTTTGTGGTGAGCACAAAGGGCCGTCTCATTGCGGACCCGGAATACCTCGACCTGCTGGCACAGTGCAACTGTGTGCTGCAAATCAGCATGGTGTGCAGCAAGTACGACCGCCTCGAACGCGGGACGCCCAGCTACGAGGAGCGGCTCGCCATCCTAAAGACGGTATCGGCCAGAGTGCAGCGCACCATCGTCCGCATCCAGCCGTATATGCCCGAGGTGTTCCATGACGTTATGAAGAACATCCCTCGCATCGCGGAGGCAGGAGCCTACGGCGTCATCGTGGAGGGCATGAAGTTCTTTAAGGCTAAACCCGGCATGACGAAAATCGGCGGTGACTTCTGCTATCCGCTGCCCCGCCTCCGGCACGATTTTGAAGCCATCAAGGCGGAGTGCCATCGGTACGGCCTGAAATTCTACAGTGGCGAGAACCGGCTCCGCGCGATGGGCGACAGCATGACTTGCTGCGGCATCGACGGCCTGCCCGGATTCCGGCCGAACGAGTATAACCTCTGTATGCTGATGAACGGCAAGAACCCGGAGCCGACGGAAAAGATGAAAGAAGTCGGAACAGGCGGACCGTTCAAGACGCTGAACCAGAGCGCGGGCAGCGGGCGCAAAATTGCAAAGCAGAGCTTTTACGGCCTGATGCAGGAGGAGCTTGCCAAAAAGACCGACTACCACAGAAAGGTGTTTGGACTGGATGAATGAGTATAGCCTGACGCCGGTTCAGGAGGTGGACGGGCTACACATCAAGCGGGACGACCTTTATGCCCCGTTTGGCCCCGGAGAGGTGAACGGAGGAAAGCTCCGGCAATGCGTGATGCTGGTGAATAGCGTCAAGAAAGACTACAAGAGCCTGCTGACGTATTGCAGCATCCACTCCCCGCAAGCACCCATCACCGCAGCGGTTGCCCGGGCAAACGGGATGCCGTGCAGAATCGTGTACGGTGGAACCACACGGGAGAGCGTTGCAGCTCTGCCTATGCCCCGGCTGGCGATGAAATATGGGGCGTCCATAGTGCTCGCAGCACGTTCCGGCCGCCACAGCATTTTACACGCCCGCGCAAAAGAGCTGGCAGCGCAGGAAAACAGCTTTATTGTCCAGTACGGCATCAATATCATCGGGTACGGCGACACGCTGCTAACCGCAGTTGCGGCGCAGACAGAGAACCTCCCGGACGATATAGAAAACCTCGTGATGACCTGCGGCAGCGGCATCACCGCCACCGGCGTGATGATAGGACTGCACAGGTACGGGAAACGGGTCAAGAGGATGCACCTCGTAGCCACGGCCCCGGACCGGCGCGGATTCATCCATGAGACCCTCAAAAAGTACGGCGCAGACCGAGAGTTTGAGTACCACGACCTTTTCCACAGCCCCGGATTCGTCTATGAGAAGTCCGCAGCGGCTACATGGGGGGGCATTCGCCTGCATCCTCATTACGAGGCAAAGACGATGCAGTGGTTTAGAAGCTCCGGCATCGCACCGGAAAGCACCCTATTCTGGATTACGGGCGCGGAGCCTCGCAGCCCGGGACAGAGCTGAAAGTGAGGAGAGGAGGACAATGCCGAATAGGACCAAAGACGACCTTTGGGAGCGTCAACCGGGCGAAAGCGCGCAGGCCTACGAGGCATTTGCCATCTACCGAGACATGGGCTCAAACAGGAGCCTACGGGTCGTTGCCGAACAGTTATCCAAGAGTGACACGCTTATCAAGCGTTGGAGCCGCGAGAAAAAGTGGGGAGAACGCTGCCGAGCGTATGACAACCATTTGGATGACGTAGCCCGACAAGAGGCACTCCGAAAGTACAAAAAAATGAGGACCCGCCACATCGGCATCGCCTTGCAGCTCCAAGAGAAAGCCCTCGCGGAGCTCAAGAATCTGCCGGACGGGTCGATGACGCCAAAGGACATTATCCAGTTCCTCGACAAGGCCACAGAGCTTGAGCGGGATAACCGGATGGAGGAGGCAGGCGTCACGGCCGGAGGCAAGACGGCAGAGGAGCAGGAGGAAACCACGCTCTCCCTCGCCGATGAAATCGCGGCCGCATACGAGAACCGGAAACGAGGAGAACAGACATGATGACCCAAGAGGCTATCCTGTACTACGCAGACCACCCGGCTGATTTTGTCGAGGACCTGCTCCACGTTACGCCGGACAAGAACCAGCGCGCCATATTGGATTCTGTGGCAAAGAATCAGATGACGAGCGTCCGCAGCGGCCACGGCATCGGCAAGAGCGCGGTCGAGGCGTGGACCGTTATCTGGTTTATGTCAACCCGGCCATTCCCCAAAATCCCTTGCACAGCCCCGACACAGCATCAGCTATTCGATATTCTGTGGGCGGAGATAAGCAAGTGGCTGCGCAACAATAAAGCCCTCGAGCGGGAGCTCATGTGGACAAAGGAAAAGGTCTACATGAAGCAGTACCCCGAGGAGTGGTTCGCTGTGGCCCGAACGGCCAGCAAGCCGGACGCCCTGCAGGGATTCCACGCCGACGACATCCTCTACATCATCGACGAGGCCAGCGGCGTGGACGACAAGGTGTTCGAGCCGGTGCTGGGCGCGCTTTCGACGCCCGGAGCGCGGCTGCTCATGTGCGGAAACCCGACACAGTTGTCGGGCTTTTTCTATGACAGCCACCACAAGAACAGAGGCAGCTACACCACGTTCCATGTTGACGGCCGGAACAGCAGCCGCGTCTCGGACGACTTCGTCAAAACCATCATCCAGATGTACGGCGAGGATTCGGACGTTTTCCGTGTTCGTGTCGCCGGAGAGTTCCCCCGGCAGGAGAACGATGTTTTCATCCCTCTGCCGCTCGTCGAAAAATCCATTATGACAGAATGGACGGAACCGGCAAGACCTGTCCGCATCGACATCGGCTGCGACGTTGCCCGCTACGGCGACGACCGCACCGTCATCGGTTACAAGGTGGACGAAAAGGCCATGTTCTACAAGCGCAAGAGCGGGCAGGACCTTATGCAGACGGCCGACGACATCATGGAGCTCGGCCTAAAGCTCATGGAAAAGTACCGGTTCGACAAGGCTATCCCCATCAAGATAGACGACAGCGGCCTCGGCGGCGGCGTCACGGACCGTCTGCGGCGTGTAAAGCGCGAGCAGCCGGAGCGGTTCTGGTGGATGGATATTATCCCCGTTTACTTCGGCCAGCGCATACGCCATGACTTTTACTACGACAGCACCACCTACATGATGAGCGTCGTAAAGAACCTACTTGCACCGCAGACGCCGGAGGGCGCACAGAAGCCCGTCCAGCTCATTCTCCCGAACGATAATGACCTCGTCGGCCAGCTTTCCACACGAAAGTATTCCATGACCGACGACGCCAAAATCCGCGTGGAGAGCAAGGATGCCATGAAAAAGCGCGGGATGCACTCGCCCGACGAGGCCGACTGCATCCTCCTGCTGTGCCTGCCGGTCAAACCCAAGAGGAGAGGAGACGTTAAGAAGTGAGCGACAAGAAGCAGCCCGCCCAGCAGCGGGTAAACGTCCGCATCGTTAAAGCGGACGACCCGGAGCAGCGCGGCGGGATGAAGCCCATCGCCAAAGCAGACGGCTCCCTGCAAATCTCGCCGGAGGAGGCGTATACGGCAGGCATTTGGACAAAGCCGCCGTTCAACCTCCGAGGGCTTTCCAAGATGGTGGACGAAAGCACCATACTCCCGCAGTGCATCCGGGCCTACAAGTCCAATATCGCAGGATTCGGCATCGACATCCGGTACAAGGACGACTATGCGGACGCGGACGAAACCCCGGAGATGAAAGCGGAGTGGGACCGGGCGACAGAGGTCGTCGAGATGCTCAACATGGAGCAGGAGAGCAATGAGCTCTTTGAGGACATCGTGGAGGCCCGGGAAACCTACGGCTGCGCCTACGCGGAGGTCATCCGGGACATGGACGGGAACGTCATACAGCTCGAGTTCATCGAGGACACCCCCAGCGTGGAAAAGAGCCGGAGGCTGGACCCGCGCGTCGAGGTGACGTATTTCCACCGGGACCACACCGAGAACCGCATGAGGAAGTTCCGCAAGTATAAGCAGACCGTCAACGGCAAGACGGTCTACTACAAGGAGTTCGGAGACCCACGAATCATGGACCCGACGAGCGGAGAGTACGTCACCGAGCTTGAGTTCAAGAGCCGCGCCAACGAAATAATCGAGTTCGCCATCGGGACCGCAACATACGGCAAGGTCCGGTGGGTTGGCTCCATCCTTACCGTAGACGGAGCCCGGAGAGCGGAGAGCCTCAACAATAACTATTTCCTGAACGGCCGACACACCCCGTTGCTGATTATGGTAAAGGGCGGCAGCCTGACGGACGATAGTTTCGCCAAGCTCAAGGAGTACATGAACGGCATCCGAGGCGAGGCGGGCCAGCACAGTTTCATGGTGCTGGAAACGGAGGCGGCAGACAACCGCACCGGATTCAACGCCGAGAACCGGCCGGAGGTCGAGGTCAAGGACCTTGCAGCTATCCTGCAAAAGGATGAGCTTTTCCAAGACTACCTCGAAAACAACCGGCGGAAGGTGCAGAGCGCGTTCCAGCTCCCGGACCTGTACACCGGATACACGACGGACTTCAACCGCGCGACGGCGCAGACGGCCATGGAAGTGACCGAGAAGCAGGTATTCCAGCCGGAGCGGCGGCGTCTGGCGTGGGCCATCAACAACAGGCTGCTCAACTGCTATCAGTTCAAGTACGTCGAGGTGTTCTTCCGCGCGCCGGACGTTTCCAACCCGGACGACCTGTACAAGCTGCTGACCGTCTGCAACAACGCTGGCGGCCTCACCCCGAACAAGGCAAAGAGCGTCCTGTACAAGGCCCTCGGCGAGACCTCGGAGGACTTCCCCGAGGAGTGGGGCGACATTCCGCTCGCGTTTACCAACGCACAGCAGCGGGCCGCAGCCATCGCCGTGACTGGAAACAGCCCCAGCGTGGCGCAGAATGGCGGTTCTGACGCTGGTAAGGAAAACACACAGCCGGAGGCAAAGCCCACGCAGAACGCCCAGCAGGGCGAGCCTAGCGTGGAGGAACAGCTCGACGGCCAGATTCAGAAAGCGGCAGCCGCTAATGAGACGGAGCTCGTCGCCGTGATGAAAGAGGTCCGCCGCCTGCTGGCTGACATGAAACAGGAGGAGGGCGACGCGGAGTGAAGTGCTTACGCTGCGGACCCCTAATCAAGGCCATCGACGCCTACCTCGCCAAAGCAGAAAACGACCTGTACGAGCAGCTCACGATGGAGGGATACCTCAAGGCAAAAGAGAGCCTGAACACCGTGGACGAAATCGAGGAGGTCGTGACGAAGCTCCTCGAGGACAACGCCGACGACCTGCTCAAGGAGCTGGCGGACGCCATCGACCTTGAAACTTTCTTCAAGGACAACTGGCCGAAGTTCAAGAACAAGAGCAAGCTGGCGCAGGACCTTTTCGACGTTTTCTATACTCAGTTTTCCACCATCATGCCGACGTATGTTGAGGCTTACGTCCAGAAAACGGACGCAGAGCTCACCGTTACGAAGCTCACCAAGCGGACAACCGATTGGATAAGCTCGTGGAGCGGAGACCTCGCCGACATTATGAAGCTGGACACCGAGACCGAAATCGAGGCAGTCCTGCAAAAGGGCCTGAACGACGGAAAGGGCATCAACGACGTTGCAAACCTCATTGCAGACAGCGGCATCCGCTCCCCGGGCTACCGCGCGCGGCGCGTGGCCCTGACGGAGGTACTCCGGGCGCACGGCTATGCGCAGCTCGAAAGCTACATCCAGAGCCCGGCCGTCGAGGAGAAGATGTGGAAACACACCGGAGCATACCGGAACGACCCGAGACAGAACCATGTGGATATGGACGGCGTTCACGTCCCGAAAGGGCAGCCGTTCACCCTGATTGGAGCTGACGGAAATACCTACTATCCAATGACACCACGAGACGTCTGTTTACCGCCGAGAGAGAGCGTCAACTGCCATTGCCTTTTGCAGCCGGTAGTTAGTGAGGAGGTGCTCGGCCTCTCCCTTGAGGAGCGGCAGGCCCTCCAAGCGCAGGCCATCGCGGAGGACGACGGCGAGTGGGAGAAAGAGCTCGACGCGCAGAACAAGGCGCGCGCAGGCATCAACGAGGAGGACACATGAAAGTTACCATCGACGAAGCCCGAGTTGGAAAGCAGCCTATTCTCAAAATCGACGGCATTGAGCTGGCGAACATCGTAAACGGGTACACCCTGCACCATGACGCAGGGCAGCCCGCAACGCTTGAATTACGGATTGCATTCGGAGCCGATTTATCCGAGATTGAGGCTCTTATTGAGAACCCCAACGTCAAAATCATCATGCCGGAGGAGGAGCCCCATGTGGAAAGCACTTGACCGCATCGTTTCGGCGATTATTCGCCGCCTTTTCAAGCCTAAGTACCATGTGGAGCGGGTCGAGAGATACCAGCTCCCCGGGAGGCTGCGCATCGTCAAGTGGTGCGCAGCACCGGCAGACGCACCGGAGGACGAGCTCCGGCGCATCTTCTCCATCGTAGACGAGCCCCAGTGCGATGATATGGTCGTTTGGTTCTATTCATCGCTTGAGGATATAGGCCGCAAGCCCTTTGACGTTGCGCTCCTTGAGCGCAGTGGCAAGGACGCATGGCCGACCATTAGACGCCCTACCTAGGGGCGTAGAGAGGAGGTGAGAAAAGCATGAGCAAAATCGAGAAAGCATACGCCATCACAGATGCAAAGATTTCTTTTGTCAGCCTTGTAGACAAGGCAGCCAACAAGAAACAGTTTCTTATCACCAAGGCGGAGCACGGCTCTGCCTCTTTTGCTTCTTACGGCCGAATCGTCAACGCGGATGCTGATAGCCACTACATCACCGGCATTGTCTATG